TTTAAGCCCCGAAGTACCGATAATAGACGGTCTGGATTTAGAGAATAGTTCTGACTAGAAAGGAATCTTAATGCGAATAAACATAGACCAGCTTATTACAACGCAGGACTTCACCGATTCGGGCACTGAGGAAGCAATTATTGGCCTCTACGCTTATTTGTTGAATAACGGGATACCAAAAGAGGACTCTGTTCCATGGATTTCAAGACTAATGACTGTTCTTAAGAATGAATATAAAGATGTTTCAGAACCAAAAGGCACTAAGCCCTGTTCAGTTAATGAGATAAAACCAACCACAAGAGATGTTGATAAGCTTAAATACTACCGTGAGCAGGCTAAGTTTCATATAGATGTAATCGATACATTATATAATACTTTAGTCGATTCCTGTGGTAAATTTTGGTGTAAGCCCCCTACTTTCGAGATACCAGATGAATACAAATAATCTATCAGCATATATATGGGGAGTAGTTATCGGCATTTTACTTACGATGTCGCTATTGCTTCCGGTTATTATGGAGTAGAAAGGATACAATGGATAAACTACAAATCCTAGCTGGAACCCACATAACAATAACGGACTCTGACGGCAATCTATTGATAACCTTACATAACGACTATAATAATCTCATAATGGCGAATGTTATATTGGAAGCTATTGAGGATGATATTAGAAAGGAATCTAAATGCGACTGAAATCTTGGCGACTTAATAAGTCCAGAAATAAATTATGTATTTGCGGAAGTGGTATGAAATTTAAATCCTGCTGCTGGGCTAAATACAAAAAGAGTGATAAGTGAAAATAACTGACCAGTTACTTGCGACTGATTCTTTGGTCTGGGCTGATGCTAAGAAGTTAAATCTTCGAGATGGTATCACGTTCACATTAAAGGACATGTCCTACCTGTTTGATATTATTGACTGCGATAAGCGAGTAGTTAATTGCAAGAAGGGCGCGCAGATGTGCCTTACTACGGGATTCTTCATTGACTCCGTACATGCGTGCAAGTTTAGACGATACAATCAAAACATAATGTATATGATGCCCACGGTTACTGCTGTTGAGCGTTTGAGTAAGGTATCGTTTGACCCCATATTCCAATACAACCCATGGATAATGCGTAAGGGTGATACAAATACAACGATGTGCCGTGAGATAAATGGTAGGTCGATTGTAATGGTTGGTGCGCAACCCAAGAAGGTTGGAGGTTCTGGCACTAAAGATACAGACAATTTAAGGTCTATTCCTTGCGACAGGATTGACAGGGATGAGATTGACCTTATGGACCCCGATATGGTTTACATGTCCAACCAGAGACTCTTCAGGTCTGAGTTTGGCCGTGTTAATAATTTCGGCTCTCCTACATACCCCGGATATGGCATTGACCTCTTATATGAGAAGTCAGACCAGCGGCGTTGGCAGATTAAATGTAATGGCTGTGGAAAGTACACTTGTCTTGCAGATACTTTTCCGAGTTGTATTATCCAAAAGGACGGTAAATGGATTCGGTCTTGTGCCCATTGTGGAAAAGAAATCTTCGTAAAGGACGGAAGTTGGCACGCATCATTCCCAGATAGGCGGGAAGCCGGATTCTGGGTATCGGGTTTACTAAGTCCTTACGCTAACCTTGACGACTATATGTACGAATACAACAGTATTGAAGGCTCTAAGATGTCTGAGTTCATGCGGTCACGTCTTGGTATAGCTTCTACTGAAGCAGAAAACCAGCTTGACACAACTACCGTGTTATCTCGATGCACAGCGAATCATAACCAGATGGTTTCTGTTGGCGAAACTGTAATGGGCGTTGATATAAATAAGAAGATTAACGTCGTAATAGGAATTAAGACGGGCCGAGAGGCTTATGAGGTTCTTAACGTGTCACGGCTGAATAACTTAAACGAGCTTCACGACTTAGCAGAAAAGATGAACGTCCACATAGCAGTAATAGATTCAGGCCCTCATGACCATGGAGTGAGAGAGTTCCAAAAGAAAGAACCATACTCAGTATTCCTATGCCAGTATTCAGAAGTTCAAACTGGCAATCCTAAATGGGATAAAGAAGGCTTTGTTAAGTGTAACAGAAACGAATGGTGCGATAAGGTTCATATTACATTTACAGAGAATAGAGTTAGAATACCTAGAGTTTCTACGGAAGTGAATGAGTTTGCGAAGGAAATGACATCAACGGCTAAGACGATTATAACCAATCCCGAAACAGGAACTATAAAACCTCGATGGATAAAAATTGGATGTGATGATTACTTTCATAGCTTTTTGTATTTCTTACTAGCAACAATAAAGACAAGTCCAAGGCCAAGAGGTAATTCAAAAATTAGTAGGCCCACAAAACAAACGACAAATTGGAAATAGGATAGACTTATTAAAGGAGATTGTAATGGCAAAGTGTAAAAATTGTGAAACAGAACTGACCGAAATGAAAGATGGCAAAAACGAATTCATCTGTTTTAGATGTCTAAACTGCCACCCCTTAACGACTTACGTCAAGCCAGAAGATAAGGCGACAAGATACGTTGACATACCTTGGACAGAGGAACGTATAATCGAGGTAATCGACAAAGTAGTGCCGGATATGATTCGTGATATACTTAACGCAAAGAATGATACGATAGACGGAAAACCAGAGCTGTCACATGTCGAAGTTGTGCCAGAAGATAATTGGCGAGAACAGGCAAAGAAGCTCGGCATACCGCTATCGCAGGAAACAGGCGGTGCGAGAAAAAAGGTTGATGTTTTAAAAGACATACAAGAGCGAACCAATGTGGAAAGCTCAGATTAGAAGCCCAGTAGAATAGGGTAATAACTAATGCCTGTAAAGGCAGAATGGAGGTAGCTAATGGCTACTTACGCAAGCAAGTTAAGAACATTACTAACGACAGTTGACGGGCCAGCAGTAACACAAGGCACTTATACATCAAAAACTGACTTCACCGACCCACCTACAAAGGCAGAGGCTGTTACAGAGTTTGGCTTAGTTGCTACAGAACTAGCAAAGATAAAGGTTGATATTGCAGCTAATAACACTGCTATTGATGCTATTATTGCTAGGTTGAAATCTATTGGCGCTATTGTATAGGGAGTTATTATGTCGAATCATCTGTTTAACATAGGCGATTCACAACGCCTCAAACGGGAAGAGTCGCTTACTGAGCAACTCCCTAGACAAATGACAGAAGTGGCCGAAGACAGTATTATGAATACAGAACGTGAAGCTGAAGAGTTTAGTCAAGGTGGCGAAAACGATTTTATCTATGACGGGCTATTAGCCGCGTTAAGAAGAGGCAATAATGGTTGATGTAAAAACATGTAAAAAATGTGGTTCACAAAAACCTTTAAGCGAATTTAGTAAAGGTCAATACGGAGGTCTTCAGGCTAGATGTAAGGATTGCCTTAACAAACAACAGCGAGAATATAGAAAAGCTAATCCAGAAATATACAAGGCTGCACAAAGACGGTACAAGGATAAACACAGAGAACATACTCGAATTAAAAATGCCGAATATCGTGAAAAGTATCCAGAGTTACAGCGTAAGACTTACTACCAAAGAGAATATGGAATAACTATTAGTGATTTTGACGACATGTATATTGAACAAGGTGGGTGTTGTGCGATTTGTGGCAAGCATCAATCGGAATTAAACCTTAGACTTAATATTGACCATTGCCATAAAACTGGGAAAATTAGAGGTTTATTATGTGGTAACTGTAATACGTCATTAGGATTGTTAAAAGAGAATATTGGTGTATTAAGTAATGCAATAAAATACCTTAAAAGGAGTATGTCATGAGCGGTGTATTCAGTTCACCTAAAACACCCAAAATTCCACCAGCAGAAGAAGTGGAAGAAGTTTCAGTAGTTGAGGAAGAAGGAGAGGTCGCCGCACAGAAGAAAAAGAAGAAAATTCTTAAAGGTGGCAGACGTAGTACGATAGTAAGTGGAATCGCTCAGGCGCTTAAAGAGAGGCTCGGAAGTTAATGGCCAAGAATGTAAGAACG